AATTCGGTGGCGTTGGTCACGTCGTAAATCCTTATTGTCCAGTCTTCGTTGTTGACCGAGGCTAGAGACCAATCGTACTCGATCCGCTTGATGGTCTCCCCCGTTGGGCAGGTATAGGTCAGATCGTAATGTTGGTTAGCTGCCCACGCATCCCGGCGCGGTTGGAAAGTCAGGCAATCTGCTCCATTGTCATCCTGGCGACGCACGTCGCATATCTCGTCTACCCCGGCCGCGGTCAAGACCCGCCACACGTCCGCGCCCGTGCGGGTATCGACATACCAACGTCGAAGAGAAACGCGCATGAGCCGATCTCCGCTAAAGCCGGTGATGCCGACAAGCTTCCCTTCCCCGCTTTCGTCCACCAGGTCCGACAATTTATCAATCTTGCCCTCGTAAACTATTTCCTGCCCATTGCGAAACACGATCCGCTGTGCGCCGTTGATTGCCCACCAACGCAGGATGTCGCGTGGAATGTACAGGCTGGCCGACCCGTATAAGCCCATCGGCCAGAACGTTTGGTGGTTGACTGCCTGGGCCAATTCGAAGGCATCCGGATCAGTAATGCGCATCGTGCCGGTTGAGTAGGCTTCGATCTGGATATCGTTGTTTACGCCGCTCATACCAACGCCCAACGCGGGGTAACATACACGGTGCTAAACGTGGCAGTATCGGCAATATCATGCGCCGCCCCGTCCGCGCCATGGATGAACCAGATGAGATTGAGCTTATTGGCATCCAGATTTATTTCTTCCCCGGATACTGTGCAAAAGTTATTAAGCAAGTTGGCAACCGTATACAGGATTGCCTTTTTCCCTTCAACAACAATATAATCAGTGGCGATCCCACTGGGGGAAACGATTTTCAATAATGGCCCATTGATTACCATGCTAAAATCTACTAATACGTCATTCGTGCCGGTCGTGCGCTTGCCTTCCACTTCGTAGCCAAATAACGCCTCTACCCGGCTGATTACCGATGGACGACGGAAATACAACTTGCCCAGGTAATACAGTCGTCTGGTCGCGTCCGTTACCAATGTCTTATAAGTACCACGCACGCTGCCTGTATCATAGGCTGGGCAAGCGGTCAACGTAGATACCGCCGAACTCAAGCGGATGAAATAATGTAAATCGCCATCGATGAGCCAGGGCTTAGAGGCCCCGTTAGGTTGTAATGAGATAGGCGCTTCTACAGTAGTGACAGATGTTGTATCCACGTTGCTGTCACTGTCCGTTCCGGCAGTGGCTGTACCCTGGCCTTCCAGATAGCATTGATTGACAGGCTTTACGAATTCATCCACCGGCAGCGAATTCTTACCCAACCACCATGTTAGCGTACTGGCAACATCGGGCACGATCCGCCATTCAGTCAATGCTTCTTCGTCCCCCGGGATACCTCCCATCACGCAGTAATTGGCGTGGGTGGCATCATCGCAGTTATCGACCACATTGTCACCATCCAGGGTCCACCGCCAGGGGATAGGCATAATCGTCTTGCCATCTGCCAACACCTGGGACTGATTGGCATAATCTGCGGCAATCTCGGTAGCTGAGAGCATATTGGCCCAGGTTGTCAGGCCGTTATAGGTTCCGTAGGTATGTTCAGCCGGGGAAACGGATGAACCCAGGTAGAGGTATGTCCCAAACTGCGCCATGAGCGACGGCGCCTCGGACGCAATCTGTACCCCATCCAAATAGATCTTGATAGTCGCAGGCCCCCAGACGTAGTGTAATATATGCCAGCTCTCCGCCGCAAACGTGACCGCCGTTGATATTGCCGACTGCGCGCCGATGATGAAATTGATCGTGTCATCCGCGGCAATGAAGCGGGAATAAAAGCCGGTCCCGCCCGCGGAAGCGTCGAAAAACCGGATATTGCTGGTATAGATCGTGTTTTGTACCGGCGCTTTCCAGGCAAAACGGATCGTGCCCATGCCGCGGTTGAGATTGGTATCGTCGATGGGGAAACGCCAAAATGCTGCCGTCCGTGACGATGCGCTGTCCTGAGCCGTGCCCGCCCAGGCGCAGCCTAACAGATCGCCGTGACAGACCAGGGGGATGATATTCTCCTCGAAGCCAATGTACTGGACGTAGAGAGTGGTCGCCGCGGCGATACCCAGGCCGGTAAACGTTGCTCCGTTGATACCCGATGCGGTGGCGTTCAGTCTGTACCAGCCATTGGCGAGGGCGGTATAAGCCGTGGTCAGGTAGGCATTGTAATAAAGCTGGCATTGGGTAGCCGAGACCGCCTCGCCGTTGGGCCGTTTGACGTAGGCAACCATAGCGTGGATACTGGTATCCGCGGTATTGATGCTCATCCACAATGCACGCGCCTGGTTATCGGTGTTGACCAACCGGCAGCTTTGCTTGCCGAACAATACATAATTGGGGTTAGTTACGACGCTTTTGATCAGGGCCGCGTCCGATACCGACCAGTCGTTATCGTAGGTGGCGTGGGCGAAGTAGGGATTAGTGATCTCGTTCCCGCCCGTGCCTGTTGCGCCCGGTATGATAAGGCCGCGACTTTGTCCGTTTGCCCCAATGCTGTCTTCCGTGATCCCGCCGGTAGCCGTGCCGCTTTGCTGCTTCAGCCCTTCCGCGTGCGGGCCGATAAGTAATACTAACGGCAGCACCAAGATTTCGCTGCGCGCTGTGCTCCCCGCAAAATACGCATCCCACAAACTTGCCTGGACAACCGCCTTGATATGGTAGCGATACACGGACTGGCCCCACAGCGGGCGATAGGGCACAGCATCGGACGGGTCATATTCTAGATACAGTTTCTCCGATTTGTCCTTGCACAAATTAAGGAAGGCGATTAACTGTCGCCCGGCGCTGTGCGTCTCCGCGCTGGATGCGCCCAGGATGCGCACGCTGAAATCAAGCTCACGGTCCTGCGGCGTCGTGCCGGTGACTTCCCCGCCAGATGTATTGCGAAATGTGCCGCTGGCAATGTTGATAGCCTCGACCGGCCCGGGTGGAGCAAAATCAGGCCCCAGGCTGTAAGTAGCGTCGTTCAAGTCGAGCTCGCGACTTCCGTAAATCAGGCGTGCGATATAGCCCATCCATGCTCCTTATCGGCCCGCGTATCTCATCGCGCCGCCGCGGAATAATCCCGAAACCCGGCGGGCAGCTTTTGCGGCTACGGCATTCGGGTCACCCGCGCCGCTGATATAGAACTCGATGTTGACATCCCCGCCCATACCCTGTCTATTGGGCACCACCTGCCCGCCCGATGTGGGCACGAATATCTCCGGCCCGCGCTCGCCCACCAGGTAGGGAGCGCCGCCCATCACCGGCCCGCCATGCTGCCGCGGGGCAGGCACATTCGATCTGGGAACCGCGCTGCCGCCGTCCGCGCTGCCGTGGTACTTGAAGAAAATGTTGATGGTGATGTCCTTCTTCAACGCTTCGAGCTTCTTATCCAATTCGTCCACTTTTTGCAGCGCATTCGAAACGCCCTCATCCAATGGCATGAAAGCTTCCTTGAACCCTTGCAGCGCCGCCTTAAATTCTTCCGGCTTGTTCGGGTCGAATGCTTTCACCATATCCAGGATAGCATTTTTCGAGTCGAATTGGGTGGTAAGGTTCGATTGCATCACCTCATCGATCAGGACATACGCCTTGCGCTGGTTCTCCAGGCTAAGATGGCGCTTCTCCAGCGCCGAAGCAATCTCATTCGCTTGCCCCACACCCCAATTCTTCTCGGCCGCGGCCAATTCATCCTGAGCAGTTTTCAGTTGACCGGTGGTCTTCAGGTATTCGGATGTAAAATTGTTCAGCCTGGTCTGGTGAGCTTCCAAGAGCAGTATACTCCCACGGCGGTTATCCTTCTCTTTTTCGATGGCTTCGGCCGCGTCATAGGTGGCATCGATGTAAGGCTTGTAGCGGTTGAAGACTTCGGTCAGGGCTTTGGAGCGGTCGCGGGTAATCTTATTGGCTTCTGCTGCCGTCATGCCCCAATCGCGGGTAGCATAACGGGCCTCGCGGGTGGCGGTAGAGGTATCTTGTTGCGATTGATTAAACTCAACCATCCCTTCCTTCAACATCTTTGCGGCATCTTCGGCAGATAAAAGTCCCAATTTCACCAGCGTAGCCGTATGTACCATCGTCACAAAATCGATATTGGTCCGTTTAAGAGATGTGTCTAATTCGTTGTTCGCGCCCAAAAGAATAGTCAGCCCCTCCGCGGTTTGCGCCAAGAATGGGACCACGGAAATCTTAAGTGTATCCCCCAATGTTTTCAGGGCGACATCCAGCTTCACAAATGACGCTGCCGAGCTATCCGCCACGTCGCCTACTTTGGTCAGTTGCTCTTCGGCCTGTTGCAGAAACGCTTCCTTGAAGGCTTCATTGGCGCTCATGCCTGTCGATTTGAGTTTGTCGACTTTGGCGTCGAACCCATCCACCGCCACGCCCAGGGCATCAAAACGCATGGTGGTTTGGTTGGTCAGGGTCAGCACCAATTGGTTCATATTCATGCCGAGCGCCCCGGCCACGCGCGTCAGGCGCACGGCTTCGTCGTGGGTCTTGACAAGGCCCAAGCTCATGAAGTTGGCGGCAGCGGCAACTAATTCTGAATCTGATACCATGCCACGCGTTGCCGATTTCAAGTCGGTCTTCAGCCTATTGGCGGTCGTTCCGATGGCTCCCGATAAACGGTTGAACTTGTCTTCCGTGCGCACAAGCTCGGCGCCCTCGCGACCGAAATCCATGATTTTTTTGAGACCGGCAATGGCAATGCCCACCCCGCCCGCGGCCGCCTCGACGCCATGCATCCAGGAAAAGAAGCCTTTTTCAAGGTCTTTCAGGCCGCCCTTAACTTCACCCGCGCCTTTCTTGAAGCCTTCGTTTTTGGCTCCAATGGTCGCGAAGAGAGATGCAACTTCAGTCGCCATCTATTTACTCGCCTTCCCGCGCGCGTCTACGATTTGCAGCCATTCGTGGAATCGCTCCATACTCATCCCTTCGATGTATTCCAGCGTCCAGCCGGTAGTTTCGGCGAGCTTCCATGTCCAGTATTTCCAGGGCATAGTTGCGCCGAATTTGAGCGACATGAAGACCGCCTTTCCTAAGCCGCTTCCGTCTGCGCTAAAGGGTCGTTGCATCTCCGGATGAACGCGTCGATAAGGCGGCTGTATTGGAGATAGCCCATCCCCGTCAAGTCGGCCAATTCCAACCCGCACGCCCTGGCAATGATGGCGCGCTCTTCAGGCCTGGGCGTAATCGGATCGCGCAAGGCGTCGAACTCTGCCAGAGTCATCAGGTCCAGGTCGAATGTGATCTCGCGCCCGTCCTTCAGTGTGATGTCAGCCATTTAGTTCGTCCCATCCACGCGCGCGCCGTTCTGCTGCCAGGCGATGTCGATGCTGACCACATCCGCGTACGGGCTGTTATAAGTCATGCCCTGCGAGATGGCCGGGATGGTCTTTATGAGTCGCCCAACCGCCGTGCCAGAAGGTTGATAAGTAATAGTGCCTATTTGGCCCTCGACCAGCGCGGTGGCCTCTGCAAGAGCCGCGCTTGTTTGATCCAGCATTGTCAACCGCGCTGAACCATCTTTGAAACTGTTGATGCGCCTGCGGTTTCCATCCGCGCCCGCGGTCGCGTCCACCAACTCGATGGTGGGGGTGTAGTTCCACACGCGGTATTCCGTTTGCAGCGTCAGCGTGCCACCGCTGGTGATCCACTTCACTACCGCCGCACTACCAAGATATTCGTTGTCTGCCATTGTGATACTCCTTACGTTCCTGTCGATCTGATTCGATAGTATCCGCCCGCGCGCCATATCCTGACGCCCGCCGGATCCACTTCCGTTAGCTTGATATTCGTCTCACGCCAGGTCACGAAGTTTACCCGCGTGCCGATGGCCAAGGTCTTTTTATGCAATAATGCGTCTACCTTTCCGGCGATGTTCGCCGCCCGCGCACTGTCCGTGACAGTGAATGCTTGCACCAGCCATACGTTATTCTCCATGTTCGACGGGTTCTGGTTGTCCGGACCGCCCGCCGCGTGGGTGAACACGACATAATCGTAGGCGGCGTGGTCATATGGCGCATCGCCGAAGATGCTGGCCGTGCCGCTGGCCAGCAGGGCAGTGAGCGCGGTGCCTGCCGCAAGCGCGGAATAAAGCGCGGTGCCAGACTCATCCAATATCATCTGAATAGCCTTTCCCACGTGCGCCCGCTGTTCATCTCGCGGGCGATCTCTTCGGCGGCAGGAACCATAAACGGATGCTGGACGAAACGGCCTGAACCGCGGTGCCGGAACCCTAACTCCTGGAATATGCCATACTCCACCCCATCCAGCACCCGCCACACGCCGTCGCTCACTTTCTCGATACGGATGGAGTTGCGCAGTGCGCCGGTATCCACAGGCGCTTTCATTTGCGCTTTGCCTTGTACCTGGAATGCTAGCCACTTGATTACCTGGTCGGTATCGAAATCCAGGGTCGCCATGATCTGATCCAACTTGCGGGTATCGAGGGCAATGTCGGTCATACCTTCGCCCCTTCCGCGCGCAAACACACATCCCAACTATTGCCCGCGTCCACCGCCGAAATGCTGAACGTATCATCGCCTATTTCGATCCTGTTCGCCGCGGCCAGATCCGTCCCTTGCGGGAAGGTGAGCTGCCAGAATGTGAACGGACGCTGCGCCCCGCCCGCGGCCGGCTCCATGCCCTGGCGGTAATCCGCGCGACAGGGAATGCCGATGTAAGCCGTGCCCCACGCTTCGGTAAATCCGCCCTGCCCGTTAGCCGTGCGCGTGACGGTCAGAATGTTGGCCGTGCCCGGCATGAGCGTCGCTTCCACATCCGCGCGCAGGCGGGCCAACTCGGCGTCACTCATCATCTGAGACATTGACATTATCTCCGCGCATCAGGTTGATGCTTATAGGCCGCCCCTGGCCGGCGTAATAATCGGCCATCTGGTAACAGTGGTCGATGAGTTGGGAGCGCTGCAACGATTGGCGGTCGGTGGACACGTTGTAGGCCTCGGCAAAATATCCGGCTTTGCGCCGCCACACATCCGCCGCGGCCGCGTTCAGGTCGTAGCTTCTGCCGGTCAATAAGACAGATGAACCTAAAGTATCATTGTTGAACGTTACCACCCCGCGCGCATAATCCGCCGTCCACAACGTGCCGGACAGGTTCGTGCCCGCCGCATCATCCAGCTTGAATACGCCCGTTCCTGACCCAACGCCTTCCAGGTTGCCAAACCCGCTGCGATATTCCAGGTAATAAGTCGTGCCGTTGCGAGTCTGTTGCACGGCGTACAAGTCTTCTTCCAGGAAATCATAACGGTTCTTATCCAGCACGTCCTGCAGATGTTTATCAGCCCAATAATACACCCCGGCAACTTTATAATCTTCGTAGCTGGCATTGGCCAGCCCGCGCAATTCCGCAATGATGTAATCCATGCCCGCCCGCACCGTTTGCCAGATAACCGGGATGTGCAACATGAAAACAATCTTTTCCGAATCGGAAAGGGTAGCTGTGCCGCGGATGTCGTACAGCCCGGCCGGGCTTGGATTGGTGATAGTAATCGGGGCGATGTTGGAGCTTATCGCGCCTACCGATATGCCCGCTGTGCCGGTGGCGGGGAATGTACCCGTGCCCGCCGTGCAACTGGATACGGTCACGCCAGCGGGTAGATCCTTGGTGAAATCCACGTAATGAGTGCGGATCTCGGTGGTCGCTTGTGGGGTAGCAGTCAAATCAATCGCCATAATCGCTCCTAAGTACTCTTAGGCCTAATCGTCCACTTCCAAATCCACGCGGGTGGCGGTTTGGTGAGTGGGGCGGCTCGCCATGCCGCTCGTTACGCGCGTGCGCGCGGGGTACAGCCTGCGTTCGCCATGTAGCACTGCCACGCCCGTTACGGTCAACACAGCAAGATCGGATACCTGCGCTTGATTGGCCTGGGCAACAGTGATGGGATACAGCACCCCCAATATGGCTGCGTCACTGGCCTGCGCCTGCGTCGCATCCGTCCCGCTGATGTAATACGACAGGACGGCGGTATCGGATACTTGCGCCTGAGTATTTTGAGCGGGGGTAAGGGGCGTGATTACCCCCATTGTGGCCGCGTCAGATACCTGCGCCTGGTTGCCGCCAATAGCAGTGATGGGGGTCAGCACCCCAAGGATGGCCGTGTCCGACACCTGCGCCTGCGTGTTCTGGGCGGGGTTGATGGTCGTCTCCCCGCCCGGCGGGAAGTACGAAACGGGGGCTGCGTCGGATACCTGGGCCTGGGTATTATCAAAAGCCCCAATCGAGACATAGATGGGCGCGGCGTCGCTGGTCTGTGCCTGGGTCGCCTGGGCAACAGTGATATTGGTCAGCACCCCTAAAATGGCGGAATCGGATACTTGGGCTTGGAAATCTTGGGCGGGGGCAAGGGGGGTTTGCACGCCCAGCGCGGCCGCGTCAGATACCTGGGCTTGCGTCGCTTCGGAAACAGTGATCCCCCCCGCCGTGTAATCCACCACTAACTTGGGCCGCAACGTAGTATCAGTGTTATCGGATGACGCAATATTGCCGTCTGCCGATGAAGTGATTACCAAGACGCCGTAATTGGTATTAGAGCCGCCAAACCACCCGGCCACCCGACTCGCAGTCAGAGAAGTTTGATACTCCGTCCCGACCGCATCTGAGCGGTTGCCATTGACCGTACCCAGGCTGCTGGCTTCATAATCCGTCCCGCTGGTAGCCAATCCCGCGCTGCCCGCCCAGGCCGTGGTCACGCCGCCCGAGCCATCCGCGGCCAGGGCGTTCCAACATGGCGATCCGGATGGAGCCGGGTTGCCACTGGTTCCTTCCACCCAGGCAGCGTTGCCGGATGCAATAGGGTACGTAGTCAGGGTAAATGCGTTGGCCGATCCTTGCACCGCACGATAGACGGAAAACAGCGCGCTGTTGCAAGTGGCCGCCGCATCGATACTCGACAGGTCGAATTCAAGTAGAGCTTTTATCCCGGTCGAGTTTGCCTGGATCAGCGCATTGACGCCATAACCTACGGTGGCAGCACCAGAGTTGACATAGGTATCCTTGGCGGTGGCCACATCCCCGCCATACCCATCGGTGAAGGTCGGATCGATCATCACCGGATAGGCAGCAGCCAGCAGCCAGGCACGCGGCACGCGCACGGTAATAAACAAATTTCCTGGCCCACCCTGCCGCCTGACTTCGTACTCGGAAACTACCGTCTCCCCATTGGCATCCGTGGCGGTAGGCGCATCGGCGTACCAAAGCACCTGCGTATTGGCGGTGTTGCGGAACTCAATCCTGTTGGCAGTCTTTACTCTGACGCCGTTAGTTTTTGCCCATTTAGCTCCATCCAGCCACAGATCCACGCCTGAAGATGTGGATAGCGTCCATTCGGCTTCAAACCAAATCGACGGTCCTACCACAGTTGGAGCAGGCAGCCGAGAAAGTTGGCCAATGGTAATGTGCTTGATTAGCCGCGAGGGGTGAGCGATATACGTGAAATCTATCCCTGTCCCATAACCAGCAGGGAATGAAAGGGTGAAATCGTTGGCAACTCCCGTAATGGCCTGTTTGATAGCGATCTGCTGGCGTGATAGGTCCTGATTGATCCAGTTGATAGACTGTGGATCGACGATGATCCACAGTCTATCAACTGGATCAATCAGGACCAGATTTCCGGCGTTGAACACGCTGCGGGCGTGTACCTGGAAATCGCCCTGGGCAAGTTTCCACTGCCAGGCCCCGGTATCGGCTACAAAAGTAGTGTCTATCTCTGTCTCGCTGCCGCGCACGTGCAGCGGATCGATAGTGGCAACATACCGCCTTACGCCCCCACCAAGGTCAAACTCAATAAACCGTCTCCCCCGGCGGGTAACGGTTCGTCCTAAGTTTTCCTGGCGGATTAACGCGGCGTGGTTAGCCATCGTCTATATCTTAGGATCTACACCGGATCGTTGATCTCGTCCACGTCCCAGGCGCCGACGATGACCGTACCGCCCGCCGTGACCGCGGTAGGCGCGCATGTGCCCGCGAAGATAAATGTTCCTGAGCCGGTCGTGGCCGCGAATGTGACGTGATTAACTGTGCCGGACGTACCAACCACGATGGTGGCTGCACCCAAGGTCAGCTTTCGCCCGTTGGTGTCGCCTGTGCCCAATGTCCAATTCGCAGATGCGATTGACAACGTTCCGGCGGCTGTTGTTTCCCAGGTGCCGAAAGTTGTTGGCTGTGCAGTGGCGATTGCTACGCGGTTAGCGACCTGTTGAAAGCCGCTGTTGAGACCGTAATCGGCAATGCCGTTATAGGCCCATTTAGACATGTTTATTTCCTTCTCTTTCGGCCCCCAACTTTGGAGCCGTACTTTTTAGTCCACTTTTTCGCCAGGCGTGGTTTATTGATGCGCATCCACGTTCTTTGGCGCTTCGATTTGAATGGCATTTCATACTCTAAACTTCAGGAAGTCGTCTTTGAACACTTCCTTCATAAGCGAGAACCTTTTCGATTCCGGCATGACACCATGCCAACCCATAATGACAGGATGCTCGACTTGATTAACATTGATGGTGGCGTTGTATTTGGCTTCGAGCGGGTGGAAGATATCGACATGTCCATTTGTGACCATCTCGTTGAAGCTGCCCTGCTCCAGCCATCTCTGCGTGCCAGGGTAGCGGGCCAGCCACTCATCCAGGAAATCGATGGTGCGCGGTGCATTGCGTAGGAACAGCACGCCTACGTTGTAGTGGCGGGGGATGTCCAGATTCGGGAACCAGTCCGGAGCCCAGTGTTCAACCGCCCCGATGAGTTTGCCTTCAGGCAAGGCCGCGCGCAGGTCACATTCGCCGTCCACGATGGCCGCGTCGGTATCGATCCAGAACACGTATTTGTATCCCTGCTCCAACATCATGCGCAAGAGCCATATTTTGCCCCATCCGCCCGGCCACAAGTCGGGCTTGAGCGAGCCCGCTACGGCCCAATACTCCATGTTGTGCGCCCAGGCGTAGGCGGCGTGGCGCTGGTAAGTCAGGCGCAGCATATCGGCGAATGGCCCGATCTGCCAGGCTTGTTGAACGATTACGGCGTCCTTGAGTTGGGGTTTGTCGATCATTGCAGCCCCGCTTCGATTTCGGCCAAGACCGGCTTCCAGTATCGCTCTGTCACGAGATCGGCGTTGTATTCCTGCGCGCGCTTGACCGCTCTTTTAGTGGATGACGGATGGCGATATTCCCTTTCCAACGCCGCGTCAATGGCTTTCACCCGCGGCCGAAATTGGTATGCCGCCAAACCTGAGTACAGCCGCTCAGCATGCTTATCAGGATCAAGCATCTGCCCCGCCCAGAATAACTCTTTGCATGCCGTCCATCCACCCGTGATGACCGGAACTCCGCACGCTTGCGCTTCTAAGATCGGAATACCGAACCCTTCGCCCCAAGTGGTGAGTAGGTGCACATCCATTGCGTTATAAAACTCAGCCATGTAATCGGGCGAGTAACCTAACATGTTCTGATATTGATTGCAGAACACGACATCTTTGCCTTCTTCCAGGCCCATGTTGCGCACCAGCTCTGGAAGGTTGACCATGCCTTCGGTGTTCTCGCCGCGGTCGGTCTGCAACACATATACACTGTCAGGGTGGCGCTTGTGGAAACGAGAGAAAGCTTCCATCATCTCCGGGAAACACTTGCGGCTTGGATTGCCCTTGTTCATCGCCACGGTGCCCACGATGTATTTGTCATTCGGCAGGCCCAGCTTCTTCCGGCATTCTGCCTTGTCACGCGGGCGGAAGATGTCCGTCTCTATCCCGTGGGGCACATAGGAACAGTCGAGGCCAGCGTTATGGGTAGCCTGTACCCCATGCTTACTAAAACTGATGCGCTTATAAGCCAAGGACACCTTGCCGCGGATGATGGCGGGCATCGTCTCATGGTCGATTGGGTACCAGGGCACCCAACGCATCTGCTTCGGGTATTCTTCCGGGTTCATTACCCACGTGTCCATCAGCGAGATCATGATATCGGCGTTGAATGACATGGTGTGCGGTACGATGATGTCGTTGCCATAAGGGTGGAAGCGTTTGGGGTAACATAGGAACTTTCCCATGTTGACGACCCCGCCTTCCAGCCCGTAGAAACAAGTGATTGCCATGATATGGCCCAGGTCTGCCAAACGCGGCAGGAAGATCCGGCATTGCTGGCCGTAGCCGCTAGGCGACCAGGGCGCGTTGGAATGGAACATGATACGCATACAGTCTCCCTCAGCCGCAAATCGCCGGGCGGGGTGCGGCACCCCTTGTCGCTCTGTGAGGGAGGGTCCAGAGTCTAGCCCGGCGAAAACAAGCCTTAATCGTCGCCGCGCCCAAGCACGTATTGGATATTGCCCGATACGTACATCTGCGCGGCGTTGGCCGCGGTCTGCGCTGTCTTGACGGCCAGATAACTGACTGTGCCGGATACATACGCGTTGGCCGCGGTGACGTTGATACTGCGCACCGTTCCGGCAGCCCAGGCTGCCGAAGCGGTAGCCGTCCCGATGGTGGCGATGATATTGCTGGACGAATCCAGGGATACCAGGGTGTATTGCGGCGCTGAAGCGGCCGCGATGGCGGCCTGGCTCATGTAGGCGATCTTGGTCACGGTGACCCCACCGCCCAGGGATGTCCCAGGCAGGGAGAGCGCCAGGACCTGAGTTGTTCCAACCGCGCCTGTGCCACCTAAAACGAGTGAGACGTTGACTTGATAGGATTCCATAGACATGTCACACTCTCCTTATGCCACCGGCGCAGTGCCCGCGGTCAGGATGACGACCCCATGTGCAGGCCGCCAAACACCGTAAGCAAAGACGGATGATACGTTCAGTTCGATGCCACGCCGAGAAGGGTCGCGGTCGGGTTCCAACCGGAAGGCCCGGCGCATATCCAGCGCGATGGCGTTCGGGCTGAAGATCCCACCCGCCACCGTCGCGGCGGCGGTGATGTTCCCGTCGATAAAAATATCGACGCCGCCCACATTGTTGACGAAGTACTGGCGGATAAAATCATCCTGAAGGTTGGGAGCGTTAGTCACGGCGACGCCCGGCGCAATGGCGGTGCCCATGCACATCCATTGTTCCGGAGTCAGGACGCAACGCCACGGGCGCGGGGCCTTGGCCCGGCGCATGGCGGTAAGACCCGCCAAAAAGGTCGCCCACGTCATGTTAGTCGTGGTCCCACCCACTGTCCCGCCGGTAAAAGACGGGAACAGGCCAGACAAAAAGCCATCGATCTTCTCTCCATAGGCCAGACCGAGTTCCTGGACGGCATCCGCGCGGACGGAGAAGATGTCTGTTTCCAGACGGCTATCCGTCATGAAGAACTGCGCACCGTACTCGTAGGGAGTCAGGGTTTGATCCACAGATGGGGTGAAAGCCTGGGAAGTCAGGTCATCCGTTTCGGCGATCAGGTTGATGGTGGCCGTACCGTATTTGGCATTCTTGCGCACCGCCAAGCCGGTAGTGTCTCCGAAGTTGGTTACCAGGGGGGCCATGACATTGTTATCGCGGGCAACCAACATAGCATCAGCCCATATCGTGTTCACAAAAGTTGCGATATCGGCTTCAGTGTTCAGTTGTGGTGCCATAGATGATTACTCCGTGCGTGCCAGGGATTTCCCGCGTATGATCACGCCCCCGCCATGTGCTTGAGCGAAGGCAGGATCGAATGGGTTCACACTCTGGCCGCGAATTCTCGCCAGCGCCTGGGCGTCGCTCTCCCCCTGGCTCGCGCCAGGTCCGGGATTGGTTGGCCCAAGGTTAGGCGGTTTGGGCGCTGCTTTAGGCAACGCCGCCAGTATTAACTTTGCATCCGCTTCGAGCTCGTCGGGTGTCTCACCTTTGAGCCTATCTGCGAACACTAAAGGCAGCTCAACTTTGGCGGCGGCAGCGCGGCGCATGTCGTTTAACTGCGCGGCTTTCAGTTCCGCCTTGGCCTTGGCTAACTCCGCTTCGAGCTTTTGCACGGCAGTCATCTCGGCTTCCTTGCGCTTCTGCTCGGCGGCGGTCAGGTCATCAGCGGCTTTCGCCTTGGGTTTGAGTTCCTTCACTTCCCCACGCAGCTTTTCGATAAGCGCCATCGCGCGGGGCAGGTCGAACGTATTGCCTTCGGCTGTCTCAGTCACGGGCAGGGGTGTGGTATCGCCCACCTGGGGTTCTACCGTGTTTGGTTCTGTGGGTTGGGTCATCTCGACTACTCCATGTATAAAAAAAGCCCATCTTCTGATTGAAGATGGGCGCGACGTGCGGCGATCTCGTTGCCAGGATGCGGGGCTTGCGTGCGGCATCCTGACTTATTCGACTACGGTCATTATAGCACTTTATTGGACAATATCAACAGGGTCCTTACACAGGTATTTGCGCTCGATGGCCTGCACGATCATCAAGAGCGCGCGACGGATCAGGAGCCAGAAATCCCGATCGGTCATTGCTCATTTACCGGCTTGACCAGGAGCGCGAACAGCATGAACCAAATGGCAGTGAGTGGATCGCCTATCACGATTGCCAGAACAGACATCAGGATGAGAAAGACCAATAGACACATACGCAAGATTTCGATGAGTGTTTTCATGTTATTCTCCTAATAGGACTGCCAATGGTGCTTCGACGGTCATCTGCCCATACACAGTATCTTGATGCTTTCCCGCCAGTTGGCCGAAGCTGAATTTATTATCTTTCCAAGCGTCGAATTTGCTTTGGCCCATCAGTTCGCGCTGCTTCGCTTCGGGCTGTTGGTTGAACCAATCTTCGCCACCCTGCTCCACGGGTATGATCCCGCGCACGATGGGCAGTCCAGTACAACGCCCGTTATAGTGATCATCCAGGGCTTCATCCAACCCATGTACCGATCCATGTTTAGAGATGCAGCCCATGCATGGCCCGCCTGCCAGATGCGCCCACCATGTCCAACCGTCTACAACATCGCTGTTCGTCAGGTAATTGGCGCGGGTGGCTTCGCGGTAGCTCCATAACTGGACAGTGCGTGTCATCCTGAGCGCATCTGTCAATCCACCGCCCAGGCTGTCACGGATAGCAGCCGCAATAGCGCGCGGGTTCTGGCCCAGGCCAACCCCTTCCAAAATCTTATCCGCCACTCGCTCTGCATTCGTTCCGGCCAATTCTCCGATGCGCGCGTACAGCGGGCCTTCTTCGGAGAGAAAGCCCAACAGCGACTTGATCGCTTCCGTAGGCAAGCGGTTGAATTGGATGCTGAAGCCATACTCCCCCGCCATCACGCGTAGCAGGCGGGCGGTATCACGACCGGCAAAGGTAATGGCGCTCTCGCTCACCCCCCCCACTTCGTTGCGCAGGATGACCTGGTAATCGCGCAACTCGCTTTCCACCTGTTTTATCAGCGCGTTGTAGCGGGTCATCCTGGCAAGCTCGCCCACTGTCGGCTCGTTCATCTCGATGGCGTCCACCAGTAAGTTGATCTTATCTTGCAAGCGTGCATATAGGCGCGTATAGGCAGCCGTCAGGCGGTTGAGCGCGGCCGCGTCGTGGCGGGCCAGGGCAGCGCGGAATTGCGCCACGGTTTGCAGGATTGGATTAGGCGGGGTGGTCATGATCTAAAATCCATTTGTCGATATTCGCCTTGATAAGCTCCATTGCCTGCTTTGGCTCAGCAAATTTCTCGAAAGAGAGCATCCATAGATAATTAGGATTCTCCCATTTCGTGCGACAGAATATCACATCAGAAGGCATACTTTCTACGGACCATTCGTAGCAATGCCAACCCTTGTAATCGTAAAACTCATCAGGCATCCATAATCTCCTTCAATTCATCGGCGGGCAGCTTCGGCGTCATATCTGACATATCATCCTGGCTAAACTTGCCGCCTACCATCGACGTTGCCACGCGCGGCACTTGGACGTAATCGGGGTCTATCATCAATTCAACGATGGCAGCATCGAACGTATAAGGCCGCTCCAATGTCTGGATGCATTGGTATGATAGCCCGTAGCAATCCGCAATTTCGGCCAGGTGCGGGATGGTGAAGCCGGTCTCCGGGTTGGCCCCGACCACGTGCCCGCCGAAGCGCATCATCTGCATCATGCGGATGGATGCGTAGCCGTTGTTCGAATGCACAAAGAATTGGATAGGCAGCTTCAAGCGCCTGATAACTTCCAACTCATTGACGTTGAGCATAAACCCGCCGTCGCCAGTCACGCACAATACACGCCGGCCGCTTGCCAGGCACGCGCCAATTGAGAGCGGGATATCGTAGCCCATCGCCCCACAGGTCGCCAATGTTTGCACGCGCTGGCCGGCCTTGACCTTGAAGGACTGCATGAGTATCTCGCCCGCTTTGCCCGCGCCGGCCACGATGATATCGTCCGGGCGCGCGTAGTCGGACAACGCAGAGACGAACGCGAATGGGTCCACAAAGCCCACATCTTCCAACCCTTCTAGTTCGGGGCGGAAGCGATGGTAGAGCGCCTTGCACCAGTTGAGCCAGTCGAAATCTCTGTTTCTTTTTTCGTTCCGAGTTAAATCGTGAAGGTTGACTTCTCCCTGAATTTTTACCCACGTTTCGGGTAGTTTATCCAACTCCGCCCGGTCGATATCCCACACGTACTTGTGAGCGCGCGGAGCGAAGTTGTCATAACGGTAGCAAACGGTCTGTTCGTCTAGGCGCGCGCCGAAACACATAAGGATATCTGCCTTTTGTAGAATAATATTCGCCGCTCTCTGACCATAGACACCGGGGCGCCCACAAAAGACCGGATCATCTTCTGGGATCAAATCTGCTGCCATCCAAGTCGCCAGGACTGGTACGCCTAAATTGAATAAGATAGAAAGCAGAACGGGATTATTGCGCATCCCATTGCCGAGAAGGATGACGGGCTTATTCATCTTCCAATTGCTCCGCTTGAATGTCTAAAGGAACATCCAGCCATGCCGGGCCTCGTCTGCCTTCCATGCATAGCTCTGCCAGTTCGCGGATATCATCCCGCACATCTCCACCAATCATATGGTTGGCAAAGATGAGACGATAGGCCCTTTTCGTTATTGGTTTCACCATGCTGATAATATCCACTTCCTGCACCCCGCGCACGCGCAGGCCCGTGTTGCCAATTAGCGTGTCGCTTTTAGCCTGGCCGCTGATGAACAGGACAGGAATACTATCCATCCACGCCGCTGCGCAGCCGGTAATGGCATTGGTGGCGCCCGGGCCGGTAGTCGTCAGACACACGCCCAGGCGACCGGCATATTGTGCATAGCCGCAAGCCATGAACGCCGCGCCCTGCTCGTGGAGCGCGGAGATATGCGCCAGGCCGCTCTTACCCAGGCTATCAACCAAATGCATCGCTCCGCCGCCAGGAACGAAGAACACAGTATCGGTGTACTGCTTCAGGATGTCAAATATGGCGTCAGATGTTTTCATGCACTCGTCTCAATTTCTCCATCACGGGTATCTCTCTCTCCATCACCCGCTTCATGCCATCCCCCAGCGCGCTCTCGACAAAGCGGATATCGCGTACAAGCTCCTTTAGCTCATCCGGCTCCAGGCTTGCTGCCTGGTCACTGCCCCACAGCGCGCGGGATAAAGTGATATGCCGTTCTACCACGCACGCGCCCAGGGCAACAGCCGCCACGGTAGAAGCCAGACCCAACTCATGCCCGGAGTAGCCCACCGGCACGCCGTAGCGGGCTTTTAGAGTCTGGATGGCACGCAGGTTCAACTCGTTATTATAGGCGGGGTAGGTAGACACGCAATGGAGCAATATCAAGTCGTCTTTGCCCAGGATATCCACCGCGTGGTCGATTTGTGCCAGGGTTGACATGCCGGTGGATAGGATGACGGGTTCCAATAAGCGGGAATATTCCAAAAAGTCATCATCCGTTAGGATGGCGGATGCTATCTTGTAACATGGTGGGTCGAAATGGGCAATAAAATCCACAGATGGCTTATCCCAACAGGATGCAAACCAATCAATGCCCACCGACCTGCAGTAAGCATTGATGGCTAAATATCCATTCCATCCTAACTCTAACCCCCGCTTAAGGTCCCCATTGGTATGCCCGAACACGCTTTCCCGCGGCCGCGCCAGTTCTTCAGCGGTGTAAACGACATCCACCGTCCGTTTTTGGAACTTGACCGCGCTGCAGCCCGCATCTTTGGCCGCGGCGATGAGCTGGATCGCCTGGTCTATGCTACCGTTATGGTTGATACCGATCTCGGCCACGATGTAGCAGGGGTGACCGTCACCGACTTCGGTGTTGCCGATTTTCATATCTCACCTGGCGCGCCACAGTGAGCACAATTCTTGTCTTTCGAGTCATTTATCATTCTGCAATAGACGCATCTCCACGCCCCAAAGCCAAAGCGCGGGCCTGTGGGCAAAAGCTCATCCCAGGTATCAGCAGTGGACGCGGTAATTGGAATGCGATTCCTGTTACCCCATCCGGGCAAAGTTTCTTCATATGTGACTGTGTGCTTCTCCACGATCTCATCCTTTCCTTCTTGCTTCATACCGCTCCAATATCTCCCCGCGCCACGCATCCACGTTGTCCGGCAGGGTCTTCATGAAGTCGCACCCGCGGCAGGCGATGTTCTCCGCGCGCCGCCCTTCCAGGTGCATCTTGCGGAATGCAAACATGCGTTCGCCATTCCAGATATCGATGATGCGCTCTTGCGACGCGTCGCCTACAATCGTCTTCCACGCCCAGTCTTCGGGACACATGCTCACCGCCCCGTTCCAATTGATGGTGAACTCGAACAGCGTCCACGGGCAA